AATGTATCACTTGGTCTGTATCCTTTATGCTTTCTTGCCCAAATCTTATGAGTAGGTGTAACCTTTAAATTAGCTACTCCCTGTGCTTTCAATTGAACAATGTTAGCATTTCTCTGTGTAAGTTTCTTTACAACTATCTTCTTCCATTGTCCTGTGTGAGTAAGTGTTTCATCTTCATTAACAATTACATCTTCAATAGGAATATATCCTCTTTTGGTAAGTATTAAGCTACCCTCAGCAAGACATAGATGCATTTCTTTTCCCTTACTCCATTGTGAGCCATTGAGGGTAAGCATACGAGTAACATCCGTCCAAACTTCCTCGCTCCAGCTTTGTGGCTGTAAGAGCATAAAGGAAGTAGGAAGTTTGCCGTATAGGTCTAATGTTTCAGCAATCTTTACATTATGCTCGTGGTTATATACTTCATTAAGAGAGAAGTTTTTATACTCTTGAAAAATAGTATTGTGTGGTAGTTTAGCGAGTTCTTCAGGGGTCAAACAACGATTACCAGAGGAGCGTGTAAATCCGTGAGCATCTATTTGCCACTTGGCGCGTGTGTATTCTTTCTTACTCTTAACCACTGGTTCATCTGCATAAGCATTTGTTTTGTCAGTAGCTGGCTTTCTAAATAATAAGAGATATTCAGGCATTCCTACACCCATCTTAGTTCCATCTTTACATTGCTCACTCCAGCCTAAGCGGTAGGTTTGATTATTCTCACGAACCACATCAGTAACAATGGTTTTCATACCCATATAGGCAAATCCGTGTTTGGTGTAGTGTTGTATGCAATCTACGTGAAAAGGATATACTGTTTGCACTCCCATTCCTGATAGACCCATAGGTACAATACGGTCTTTTACGTGTATAGCAGCTATCCTGCCAGGCTGTAATACTCGAAACAAATTAGGGGTGAGATAGTCCATTTGTTTAAAAAACTCCTCATTGCTTTCAGAGTGCCCAAAATCAGCATAATTAGGAGAGTATTCATATTGGGTACTGAAGGGTATTGAGGTTAGGATAAGCCCTACACTGTTATCTTTCAGAGCGTGAGGATTCTCGTTAGGATTGAGTTCTAATACATTGTCATTATTGACAATCTTGTAATTTCTCCCCACTATCTCTATACGCTCTACTCCTATTTTACGAGTGAGTACTTGTGCCATTTCGGAATGAGATAGTCCGTATTTCTTGATTATTTCCGTCATATTTTTTACGAGTTTGTTATGGTTTTTCCACTTGTTTTCTAAGGTTTTACGCACGTTGCGTTCGGCTTCGGTATAGATTAAATCTACTCGCACCACGTTCTTCTGTAGGAAACGTTGCAGGCGGTGTATAGATTGGATAAAATCGTTGAACTTATAGCCTATTCCTAAGTATATAGCCCAGCTGCAATACCTTTGAAAGTTACACCCTGAACCTGCTATCACGGGCTTTGCTCCTAACTCCTGCAACTCGCCATACGAAAAAGCTCTGATAATCTCCTCACGTTTTTCAAAGTCTTGTGAGCCATATATAGATTTTAGCGTGGGGATAGCCTTTTCAATTGCTTTGCGTTCACTCTCTAAGTCGTGCCATATTACACGATGCGCTTCAGGGTCTTCAGCACGTAGTTCTAACATCTTTTGAATACGATCCTCTAATGAGTCTCTTTTTTCCTTGGCCGATGCTTGTAATCCTAATGCTACATCTTTGAACAAAAGCCCTTGTCCATGCTTATCAAACCCCGCGTCTAAGTGATTGGTAGGTATTTCATGCCAACGCAAATCTAATTCAGGGAGGATATACCCTATATCATCTGCTTCATTTTGGGTAATATCAGAAGGCTTTGTAACAAAAAGCCCCCATGAGGATACCCATAACCAAAATTCCTCTTCTTTATGAGCATGTAGGGTGAGCTTATCAGCCTTGGTGCTATCACGCTTAAAGAAACGTGTTTTGGCTTGCGATACATCCATCACTCCTAAGAAGTCAGCATACGCTAATAACTCTATATAATCATTAGGGGAGGGAGTGGCCGTGGCTACAAATCGGTATTTGATATTGTCAGCCCCTCTACGCTGTTGCATAGGACCAGCGTCGCCTGTGAATAACCTCATAAACTCACGGAATGTTTTAGAGCCTCCTAAGCCTCTGAGGATACTCGCCTCGTCAAGGCTTGCCACCTGAAAGTGTCGAGGGTCTAATTTGCCGTCTCTGATACTTTCATAGTTGGTAAGGTATATACCATCCTTGTCCTCTGTTTCCTCGATACGTCGAATAAACTTAGGGGCTACCTCCCAACCAAGGATATTTTTAGCATCCTCGATAAACTCTTGTCGTACAGATAGCGGGCAAACTATTAGCCCTTTGCCACCTCCTGCCTTTTGAAGGACTACTCGTACTGCTTCCAGCTGGGTAACGGTCTTATGTAGCCCAAAAGAAGCAAAGCAGGCACGCCTACCACCCTCTACCATCCACTTTACCATTAATCGGTTGTGGGGCTTCATTCGTGGGTTAATCTCATCAAGGCTACAAGGAAACCCTTGTTTAGGAGCTATCTTGATTTTGTTCTTTAAAAATTCTTGATACTCGTTCATTTTGATTTGAAATTAGAGATTTAAAAAAAAGATTTATGCGCACTCAATCTCCTCTCAAATCGGTTGTTATTGCCCCCGCTCACGGCTCGAACGTGAGAGCTTGCCAATCGGGGTAGCCAGCAAAAAAATAATACCTATCCAAAACGCTCTTCACATAACTTTTCAAACTTCCTAACTCCTAAGTCATTTACCGCTTCAGAAAAGTTCTTGTATCCTAATTTTAAGGCAAGAAATGTTTTCTTATCATACAACCCCATCCTATTAACCATTGTTTCTACAATTCTATACTCTTTATCTCGTTCTCTTTCTCCTTTTTCAGATATTACGGGAGAACTTGTTAGTTGTTTCCTTAGGCTATTTATCGCTTGCTCTAAATAGTCGAGTTGTTCTAATAATTCACTATGTTTCATTGTTTATTTTACTTTAAATCTTGATTATTAATATTTTTACTTTGATATTCAGTGTTTTACAACTTATTTTTATCCTTGCTTAACAAATCGTAAAACTTGTTTAATAATACCTCCCTTGTAAATTATTCACTTGTCTTTCTATCTCATTGAGAGAATTTAAATCATCAGGGGTTGGAAGGTATATGCCCGCTTCCTTACTGGCATAGTCTCTGAAATTATCAATAGCGGTTGTCATTTCCTTTGTATTTAAATCTGCCGTGCTTCGCCACGCAGCCCTTACCTCTCCCGTTTTGTAATTCACATATTCAGTTAGGAATATTTGCGGATTAACTAACTTCTTAAATATCTCTTGCTTCACATATTCGGGGGTCTCTCCATATTCCAATGCAAACCACGAAAAAAGGAGATGAATGTAATTGTTCTGGGAGTAGGTTCGTTTAGGCTTCTTTTCAGTGATTTCAAAGGTCTTTTTCTTTTCAATAAGGTAACCTAACCGCTCCTTTGCCCGCTGTATATCAAACTCATTACTTGCGTTGAAAATCATCGTCTTTTAGCATTAATGAAAGGAATATTGCTGTTACCATAGCATGAGTGGCTTTGGTATAGTCCCTTAGAATTATCAAACAAATGAGATTAAGGGCTAACATCAGAACGATCATTGCTTTTGTCATAATAAAGGTTTTGCTATTTCTAAGAGTTCTCTTTGGTCTTCGAGAAATTTGTCTCTTATTTCTTCCGTTTTGAAAGAAACCACCCTTTGACATTCAATAGATTCAAAAGTGTGAAATTCTCCCTCACAAACTTGGATACTAAACTTTTCCTCTTCATCTTCCCAATCAGGTTGCCAACCATCATTGTAATAGTCTCTAAGAAAGAGTAACTTTTGTAGTGCCTCCGCAGCCGCAGCCAACTCATACGACGGATAACCATTAAAGTTTGTTTTTGCCTTAACAAGTGCTTCCTCATACGTTGGTGCGGGTGCTTTTTGTTCAAAGCCTTGAAATTCTACTTTGTATGGTTTTGTGGAGAGAGTAGGCGTTTTACAATCACAACCGAAATGACCAATCATATAACCTTTTTCGGTGTAATAGACACTACTTTGCGTACATAAAGGGTCTAACCTGTATTTTGAGAAGAATTTAACCTCTAATAGAATTTTATTGCTTTCATAGTGAATTCCTATTATTCTTCCATCCACATCAGGAAAAAATATTTGGTCATAAACCTTCATTCCTATTTTAAATATTGTTTCCATAAGCATTATTGATACTCTACAATTAATTCTTTTGAATTTCTATAAAAAACCTCCCCATCTTCGGTTACTTCACTGACATGATACATAAGCCCTTGTTCATTGTCTGGTTCTTCCTTTTCAAGGTAATCAAATGGACTTTCTTCAAAAATATCCATCGCTTCTTCGTAGCTGTTAGCTTCTACAACGGCTGTGTAAGTACTTTCTTCCACATGCTCGAATTTAATTACATACTTTTTCATGTTTCTTTATTTTTAGTTACTAAAAAGGTAATCCGTCTCCTTCTTCCTGATTGTCAAATATCGCAGGGTTAGGCTCTTTACCGTTGTTATCAAATATCTGCGGTTGTTGTACCTGCTGTGGCGCTCTCTGTGGAGGAGGTGCAGGCGCTGCTTGTGCTACTGGCTGCTGTGGTGCTTGCTGCTGTGGTGCTTGCTGCTGATAAGCTACATTAGTAGCCTGTATCACCTCAATTTTCCAACCTTCAATCGTGTTAAAGTACTTAATCTCTCCTTGTGGGTTTGTCCATTCACGCCCCTTAATATTGATATATACTTTTACATTTTGCCCCACTTGTAGATTATTGAGTAAGTCGCAGCGCTGCTGGGTAAATTGAATGATGATTGTTTGAGGATAAGTTTCTTCTGTTACTATAACTAAGTCCCTTTTCTCAAAGCCATTTGCTCCTATCATCTGAGAGGGGAATATTTGCTTTATTTTTCCTTGTATTTCCATTGTCTTTTACTTATAAAAACTTCTACTTTTATGCAGCTCTAATACCTCGCTGCTTTCTTTTCTGTTTGCCTCAATAAACGCCCTTGCTTGCTGTATGCTAAGGTGAGTATTGATATTGCCGTAAGCGTGCGTATATTCGCCATTGGCTCGTGCTTCCTCTATTGCTTGTTGTATGTACTCCT